AAAGACCCCCAAACACCCCCGAAACACCCCCAAAAACCCACTATGATACAATTAACTACGAGAGGGGATTATGCCCTTGCTCCCCTCTCAAAAGGATTAATTATGTCAATTATAAAAGGTCATGTACTGCCAAGTGATAGAATTATAGAGGAAGCACTACTTAGGTGTGGGTTTAATGTGAAATCTGCCGCTTTTGGTTTAGAAATACCCTATTCAGTGTTATACACCTACATTTCAGACAATAAAACCCTTGCACGAAGAATATCTGACGCTAGAGAGCAACTTGTGGATATGGCTACTGATGTAGTTCATCAACATGTACAAGATGGTAGCCTAGACGCTGCTAAATTCGTTATCAAGACTTGGGGTAAAACACCCACAGACCAAATACAATATGCTGAAACGTACAAACAAGAATCTAATGAGGTGCTAAAAGCTCTCAAAAAGAAATACACCATCATCGATGTTTAAACTAACCCCAAACGAAATCGCAACCTACCGAATGTCATACCTACAATTTGTACTTGGAGTGTTCAAATATGTTTACAATACAGAATTTATACTCTCTCACCACCACCAAACTATATGCACCCACATGGAGAAAATAGTCGTAGGACTTGTCCAAAATCTCGTAACGAACATTGCACCCCGACATGGTAAAACTGAACTCACTGTCGTATGTTTTATCCCCTGGGCATTAGGACTCTTTCCCGACTCTGAGTTTATACACCCCTCGTACACCAAGGCACTAGCTTCAAAGAACTCACAACTGGCTAGGAACATTATGCAATCTTCTTTTTACCAACAGGTTTTTCCTCATGTTCAACTTGACATGACATCTAAGGCTAAGGACCACTGGAGAACCACTCAGGGTGGTGTGATGTACGCATGTGGTTCTGAGGGTTCTATTACTGGTTTTGGGGCAGGTAAGATGAGGGTTGATGGTACATTCGGTGGGGCTATTATCGCTGATGACCCCCACAAGCCTAATGAGGCTGAGAGCGATGCTCGTAGACAGGCTGTACTAGACACTTGGTGTAATACCATACAGAACAGGGTCAATTCACCCAATACCCCTAAAGTCGTGGTGATGCAGAGGGTTCATGAAGATGACCTGTCAGGTTTCCTGCTACGTAGTGGTGATGGTGAGAAGTGGGATCACCTATGCTTACCTTCTATCTCCGAAGACAACCAAGCCCTCTGGCCTTTCAAACACACGCTCCCACAGCTACAGGCAATGGAGAAGGCAAACCCTTACGTTTTTGCAGCTCAGCACATGCAAGACCCAACACCTAAGGGGGGTGCCATGTTCAAGGAGGAATGGTGGGTTCGTTATCCTGCACCCCCTGCTACATTTGAGTATACGATCATGACGTGTGATACGGCTCAACGTACGAACACACATAACGACTACTCAGTCGTTCAGCATTGGGGTAAATGGTCAAACAAGTGTTGGCTCATAGATCAGATTAGGGGTAAGTGGGAACCCCAAGACCTTGAGGACTATATTGTGAACTTTTTTAACAACGCTAAGCACAGACCCCTCGTACTCTACATGGAAGATGCCTCTTCTGGTACTAGGCTTATCGACATACTCCCCCAGAGGCACTCCATACCTGTCAGCCCTGTTAAGAGAACAAAGGATAAATTCGCTAGGGCTTGTGACGTGCTGAACTATATCAACTCTGGGCTTGTAGCTATTCCTGAAACATCCCCTTGGATAGAGGATTATCTCTTGGAGATGGGGAAATTCTCACCTGCTAACACGCACAAACACGACGATCAGGTTGACGCTACTGTTGACGCTATCTCTCTACTGATGAATCCACCAGATATGTATTGTGGGATACTATGATATAATTTGTTCATGTGGAAAAAGTTATTCAACAATACCCAATTACCCCTAAGATCATCGGCTGATGCTTTTGGAAGCACTCACGATGGAGCTAGAGACACATATCGAATTTTTGGATACCCTAGCCCCCAAAAACTTAATTTCGACCTCTACAAGCAACGCTATGAGCGACAAGGGGTAGCTACACGGATAGTTGAAGCCTATCCTGATGCCGTTTGGTCAAACCCACCTAAAATCTCTGAGGATATGAACTCATACGAGTCAACACCGTTTGAAACTGAGATAAACACAGCTCTCCAGAACCTCAACGCACCCCAAATACTCAGAGAAGCTGACATAAAGGCAGGAATTGGTCGATTTTCAGTCATCGTACTAGGCATTTCAGACTCCAGACCCCTCTCAGAACCTATTCAAAACAACCTTAACCCAGACCAATTGGTGTATATGAGGGTGTTTGATGAGGGTAAAGCTCAGGTAAAAACGACTGAAAATGACCCCTCAAACCCCCGATTTGGACTACCTCTCACCTATGGAGTCACTATGGAGAGGTATATTAATGGTTCAAAGACCAATATGGAGGTTATAATTCACCATTCTAGGGTTATTCACGTCACTAAGGGGTTAATTACCGATAGAATCTATGGAACACCTGTTTTAAGACCTGTTTTTAACAATTTAATTGATTTGGATAAGGTTGTGGGGGGTTCTTCTGAGATTTTCTGGTCAAATGGTCGTGGGGGCATACACGTCAACGCTAAAGACACAATTAAGGTTGCAAACCCCGAAAGCATACTGGAAAGTGTTCAAAATTACTTAAATCGTATGACTAGAGTACTTGCAACACAGAATATCGACGTTAGGACACTGGAACAGACTGTAGCGACACCAATTGACCATTTTTCAGTGATAATGGACTCAATTAGCTCGTCAACTAAGATTCCAAAGCGAATTTTACTTGGTTCTGAGCGTGGAGAGATGGCTTCATCTCAAGATGAGAGCAATTGGTGGACTCGAATTGCCGAGTATAGGTCATTTGAGTCGGATAAATTATTACGATTATTTGTGGATAGACTCATGGAAATTGGTATCCTACCCCAAAATGACCAGTATCAGGTCGTATGGCCTAAGCTACAATCCCAATCGGGTAGAGATTTAGCTGATATTGCATCCAAGAGAGCTAATGCAGTAGTTGCTTATGCTAACAGTGAAAAAGCACCCCTTATATTGCCCCCTAGACAATTTTTCGAGGAGGTTATGGACTTAGAGTACCGAGAGGACTTAATATCTGAGTATTTGGACTCTGAGCAGTACACACGGCTATCAGAGATAAACCCACCCGACCCCCCAAGGCAAGATCAGCCAGAAGAGCAACCTGATGGGATACCTAACTAATGCCCACAGCACTGACACCGACAATTGGCAGTAAATTTCACCACTCTGGAAATTACACTGGTAATTCAGATGTTATTGCTTTCACAAGTAATATTCTGAGAATGACAGCCTCAGTTTCGTCGGTTTCTGGGGGTTCAGTTACAATGCAATATTCTTTGGGGTCAGCCTCAGAAGAGAGGGGGAACACACTCGTTTGGCATAATACTCAGCTCATGAACAAAACAACCTCCTCAGCCCTAGAGTTTTTAACCCCAGTGACATATTTGAGGGTAATAGCTTCAAATGATGTCAGTTATCGACTGGAGGTGGTGGGAATATGATAAAAGATAAGCATATTTCTAAGAATTTTAAATACGAGGAGATTTATGTTTCCAGAAAATTCCCTCAATTTGTTAATTGGGATTTAATCACACCGAACCTTGTCATGGCTGCTAAATTCCATGCTAATCAGACCCTAGAACCTATCAGAGAACATTTTGGTAAGATAAAAGTTAGCTCGTGGATAAGAACAGAGGGGCTTAATTTAGCCGCTAAAGGCTCTCCTAATTCAGATCACCTTACAGGTTCAGCATCAGATAATATCTTCCTTGAGGCAGATATAGATACTGTTTTTATGTGGCTATACTTCAACATGGCTTTAGATTTACGTCAGGTTGTAATGTACCCAGATGAGAATTTTATTCATATATCTACCAATAATCCGTGGAAACCTCGTAAACGTGAATTTTGGACTTATCTTAATGGAAATTACACACTATTTAAACGTAAAGGAGTCATCTAATGGCATACGACAAAAATAAAGTGACGAGAAATATTGATAAAGTACCTGAATATGTCACTATTAATGGTAAGAGGTATAAACTAGTAGAGGTTAAAGAATGATCGACTTAGGAGCTATTGTTAATATTGGAAAGGAAGTAGCCGACAGATTCCTGCCTAACAAAAAGGCTAAACGAGAGTTTGAACAAGAACTACAGAGAAAATTAAATGAGAACCAACATACATTAGATATTTCTCAAGTAGAGGCTAACAAAGAACAGGCTAAACATTCATCTATATTTGTTGCAGGAGCTAGACCTGCTGCGATTTGGATGTGTATCATTTGCCTTGCATACACATGGTTTCTTAGAGATTTCTTAGTAACTATCTCAGCTTTACTATTTGATGCGTACCCTATTTTACCTGTAATTGACTCAGAAGAATCTAAAGTGATGCTAACAGGACTTCTTGGTTTAGGTGGCTACAGAAGCTACGAGAAGAAAATAGGTGTAGCTA